ACTGCATACGAAGAGAAGAGAGGAGTTTGTCCTCGTCTTCCTAATGGTTTAATGATGAGTGAGTTTCATGCTGGTTTATGTGAGAACATAGTTCACTATTGGTCTATGGTTGGTGATACAATCGTTGACCCATTTGCTGGAAGATTGACACGTGCATTCGTATCGCAATCTTTAGGAAGAAACTATTATGGTTATGATGTATCTTCTGAAACAGTCGATAGAGTTAGACACGAGTTAGATAGACATGAACTCGGTGCAACCATTTATGAAGAAGACGGGTGTGAAATGAAATCAACACCTAATGAATCTGCAAACTTAGTTATGACTTGTCCACCTTACGGTGATATAGAAAGATATGAAAGTGCAGAGGGTCAGTTATCCGACCTAAGAAAGTATGAACCCTTTTGTGAAAGGATACAAGTTTGTGGAGATAATATAGAACGAGTTTTAAAGCCAGGTGGTTTTTGTGTATGGGTTTGTGGTGATTGGAGAAAAGACGGAGAATATAAACCTTTTCATTCAGATACTATAAATATGTTCACTAAGTCGGGTCTTAAATTACATGATATAATTGTAATGAAGAACGACACTATATTTGCAGCCTTACAAGCAGGTAAGTGTGCAAGTAAAAGATACACTGCAAAGGTTCATGAATTTGTCCTAGTGTTTCGTAAAGAAGGAGAACTAGAATATAGTTCAGATAAAATAAAAAACAGAGAGGAATCTTTAGAACAATTTTTTAAGTAATATGCCAGAAGTAAAACCAAGAATAGATAGGAAAAGTAATAATGTTGAACCATTCGATAGAATGTTAAGACGATTTAAAAAGGAATGCGATAAGGCAGGTATTGTTCAAGAGGTTAGAGATAGAAAGTATCACGAGAAACCTAACGATACTAAGAATCAAAAGAATCAAGATTTAAAAAGAAGGAAAAAGTTAAACAAGAAGCGAATGCAATCTGCTTCTTTTAGAAAGATAAGATAATGAGTAATTGGCATGGGGGTAAAGGTTCCAAGAGAAGGAACTCAAACGAAGAAGCCTATGCAGATAACTGGGAAAAAATCTTTGGTAAAAAGAAACCTGAAATTAAAGTAAGAAAAGAAACACCTAGTCATGGTGCATCACAAGTCCATTCGGACAAAACAAAATACAATCGTAAAAAACTTAAGAGTACTTAAGGTCTACTAGTCTCGCAGTATCATCGGGATTTCTAAAACTATGTCTACCAGTTTGTATTGTTGTATTTTTATTATTCACAACATTAGTATTCACACTAGTATTTCCGTCACTTAGTTTAGAGGACGAATCTAATCCAGTGTTTGAAGCATTCTTAAGAACAATTTCTGTAGGTGTTCCGTCATTCATAATACCCTTATACTTTTTAAGTGCAGCTAGAACCATACTTTCTTTTTGTTCTTTAGAAGCATTTGAACTATCAATCATTGCTAATTCTTGTGTTAAAGTTTGAGCTCCACTATCGAATGTTGCAATACTGTCTCCTGCTCTTCCTCCACCCATTGCACCTAATATACCAGTACCTAAACTAGCAGCAAGTATACCCCAACCAACAGGATTTGAACCTAATGCAATTGCGCCTGCGGCTGGAAGAGCTGCACCTAAGAGACCGCCTGCCCAACTTCCAATACCACGACCAATACTACCTCTTTTATTTGCAGATTGAGCTCCTTCAGCAGTCTTTAACATATCACCTGTTAGAAGGCCTTCTGATTCTAACCCCTCTATACCTTTACCATATTGGTTCTGTTCTCTATTATCAAAGAATATATCTAGTCCACTTCCAACGAAAGGCAATTTTGCACCTAGATTTTTCACAACTTGTCTATCAAAGCTTGCTGCAAGTTTCATTTTCTTGTTGTTCGCTATTGACTTATCGAGAATGTCATCTAACTCTGAAGGGGATACGTTTAGCATTTTTTTCAGTTCTGCTGGGTCATTCAACTTATCCTTACCGTATATGTTAGAATTTTCTGCCTTCCAGTTTTTCCAAAACTTAGTTCTTTTATCTAACTTGCCATCTTTATTAAATAGTTTATCAACCTTTCTAGGGTCTTGGTCATCAAAATCTTGTATGTCATTTAAATAATGCCACCTTGAACTATAAGATTCATAAGATTCTGTTGCAAGTTCATCAGGTCTTATTCCGCCTGGTATGGCATTTTTATAACTATCCAGTGACCTGCCAATAGCACTATTTGAATTAGAACCAAGTTCTGCACCCATAGAGCCTGGGGACATGGGATTATCTTCTTGTGTATCATTATCACCAAAAAGTTTCCCGAGGCCTATGGCACTTGCAAGACCAACTAAAAGTCCCCCAATAAGGTTACCCCTTCCACCTGCAATATTTTTTAAACCACCAAGTCCTCTTCTGAGCATGCCTGGTTTAGTTTTTCCAGCATCTTTATCAGCTAATTTAAATAATTTATCAGATATTTTGTTAAGTCCAAAAGCACCTGTTAATGCACCAGCAAGAGGAACAAGAGCTTTTGAAAGGCCAGGAAGAAAGGTGAGACTGTTTTTGGTGTTTTCGTCCCCACCCTTTGCATTCCTAAGAGCGCCTCCAACTACCAATGTTCTTAACAGTTTATTAGTTGTCTGAACACCTTCGTTAACTTCTTCAGTTTCTTTTAGTTCCTTTCTTGCGATTTTTATTGCAGGGTCTTGTTCTTGAGTATCTCCAGCAATTGAAGCTGCAATACCTTCCTCACCACCAAAGGAGAAAGCACTAGCGATACTGCCAGACAAGTCTTTGTTTCCAAATATCTTACCTACTGCATCTACCTTATCAACAACTGTATCTAAAGTTCCTAATAAATCAAAACCTGTAAGTTCTTTAAGTCCTTGACCGAACATAGTAAACTTAGTATCTTGTTCTGCAATTTCTTTTGATTGTTTTTCAACGGTCTCATTAAGTTTGTCTAAATTAGATTTAGACTTATCCATTAAGTTTTTCTGTACTTCTAATTCTTCTCTCTTAGTATCATAAATTTCAGTTTCAAACTTTAGAAGACTTGCAGATTGCTTTTTCTTTTCTTCCAAAAGTTCTTTATGTTTCTTCTCATCACCAAAACCTTCTGCACGGATACTATCATATTCAAGTTGTTGTATTTTATCTCTGTAGTCTTGAATCTTTTTACGGTTTTTAATTTCTGCTTCTGCAATTTCCTGTTCTAGTGTTATTGCTTTTAATTGATTTAGACTATATGTATCTTGTGCAAGTTTAAGTTTGTCTACAAATCCAGTACTTCCACTAAGTCTATCTAAACCTTCTGAGAGTTTTTTATATTCTTTTGTAGTCTTATCTACATTATCAGAAGTTGCTTTAACTATTTGTTGAGTATAGTTCTGTAGTTCTTTAGCATTTGAGGCCGCCTTAAAAGAACCTTTAGTAGTTTCTCTTAAGTCTGCAATAGTTTTTGCAAGTGGAGTGTTAACCTCTTGTAAATTTGAGACGACATTTTTAAATTTCTTACTAAACTGTTCTGTAGTCTTAGCAAGGTCTTGTGCATTTTGTTGTCTTAGTATGTTTATGCTATCGTCTGCCATTTATTTTTCCTATTTACCGAATGCCTTTCCTGCTTCTGATATACCAAATGCACCTAATGTCACTACAACAAAAGAAGTGTAGATAGTGTCAGATACCTTTAAGTCCATATCCCAAAATGCAGTAATTAAATCTGCACAACCGAATACGACCATTAAAAAGAATGATGCAAATCCTATGATTGCCTTTTCATTAATGTCATTTTCATCTCTGAACAATGCACCGATAGAGAATCGTTCTTTAGGTTTTGCAGCTGCTGTTGCAATCTGAAGTTCCTTAGAAATTTTTTCCATCTCTTTAATTTTGTCTTGTGCTTCGTCTAACTTCAAGACCATTTCTGTATACTTTGCAACGTCTATCTCAACATTACCAGTACTTACTTTCTTTTCATCACTCATAATTTGTGTCCTCTATATTATGAATCACGTAAACATAACGAAAGTTAACTTTGTTGTTCTTGTCTAATCCTCTCTCGTTCTTCTTCTAAATGATTGACAAGAAGTTTTACATATATCTCCCTTTCCCATGGTATCATTTCTTCTAATTCTGTTAATGAGTACTTGTGTTCCTGCATTAACTGAAAGTTAGATTGATAATAACCAACTAAACTCTCATGAGAAAGAGATATTAAAAAAAAGAGTTAAGTCCTTGTAGTACTTTTTCTTGTTTAGTACCACATAACTCACAAGTATACTCAATATTTTCCTTCAATGAAGGTGTTTGTATGAAATACTCATTTACTTTTTCTAACTGTTCTAGTGTAAGGGACTCTACAAACTCTTTTAAGTCAGAACTTTGTACATCTTTACACTCATAAACTTCATTTTCGTCAAATATAGTTTCTATACCATACATAACTGTTGCAATTAGACGGTCATCAGTGTCTTCTATGCCTTCTACTATGGATAATTCTCCAACTGTAGGGTATTTTAACACTAAACCTAAGTTATCTGTTAACATAAGTTTAGAATCTAGTGGATTTTCAGTAAGTTTAACTTCATTTAAGTTAATTTCTGCACTTCCACTACCTGTACAGTCTTCTTCTCCACATAAAAACTTAACTTTAGTAGTTTCACCTACAGATTTAGTTCTAATTTGTAAAAACAAGTACTCTAAATCAAATAAAGAAAGTTTATTTGCATCAATCTTACCAAAAGTCACACTTTCAATCAATTGAGTGAGTGCTTCTGCAATTTCTTTACCGTCTTCACTCTCTTTTGCAATCAAAAGATACTTCTGTTCTTTAACTAAGAAAGGTCTATACTTAACTTCTCTTCCATCACTTAAATTGCACACATATGTTGGTGCAGCTTGGATTGGTAATCCCATAATTTACTCCATATTTTATTAACCACCAAATAAACTACTAAAATCTCTTAATGAGTCTTTTAGTCTGTTTACTTGTGAATCATATTTATTAAATCTCTTAAGGTATTTTTCTGCCCTATCGTCACCAAACTGGGCTGCAAGTCCTAGACCTTCTAAAATACCATCAAATCTTCTTCTACCACTATTTAGACCACTAGGATTAACTTTATTATTACCGTTGTACACACTATGTAAGTCTGATAAGTCTGCAACTAATTTTGCGTCTTTATATTCTGTAGTAAAATGTTGGAATGCCATGGTGACTGAAAATAATAACATATCAGAACTATCCATTGATAGAGTTTGTACTGCAATTGCTTTTGGAAATGCATTATGTAATGTATTCTTAACTGTTGTTGTTCCTTCACCCATTCTTCCGTCTCTTCTTAAATGTTCAATTTCAACACTTCCATGGTATGAAATAGGATATTGGAATACTGGAAGTTTATTTCTTTCGTGCGATACTGAGTCATATTCACCGTCAGTTAAAGGTGCAGTATCAGTAGATACAATATAATCCATCCATGCTTGTAATATCTTTCTGTCTACAAAATCTGTATCACAATAGAATGATATTTCCATTTCATGCATATCATTGACAACACCTGTTGGAACTATTTTAGTTTTTCCTACTGGAGAATATCCTTCAGTTTCTATTGTCCTTGAAGGTAAAGAAGCATTTCTACATCTCACACCTTCTAGTGAAAGACTTACAGCACTTGAGTTATTACCACCTGCTGTAGTGACATTTTCATTGCCGTCTGCGTCTTCAAACTCTTCAAATATTCGTCTTTGGTTAGTTCTAGTATTTCTAGTTTTATATAAAGTAGGCCCAAAGAAGTTTACTCTGAACTGGTTTGTCATTGCAGGAGTAGATAAGTTTGCCATTAACTTGTCTATAGAAAAACTTGGTCTTGAACTTATTCTTTTTGCTTCAGCATTAGCTGCATCACTTCTTAGTCCTTCTTGTAATGCTTCAACATCTATCTTTGGTTGAACATCTTTGATACTTGGTATTTTATATTTTTTTATTTCCATTAATAACTCTCTACTTTTATCCTACTATCTTTGTAAACTGTATGTGCATTTGTACTGTTAGTAAACTTATAAGCTGGTAGTAAACTTACAATATCCCAATCACTATATGGTACTTCTTTAATTTGTCCTTGTATTTCAGATGTAAGATATCTTTTAATACAAGGCCTTGCCCATTTTAACTTAGAAGATTTACGAATCAAATCATAACTCATTTGTATCCTTGTATCCATTTCATCTTGACCGTCAAAGTCTCTAGTATATCTTAATAATTCTGTTAACAATTCTACTCTTCTTAATGGGTGAATGTAATGTAAATTCAATCCATAAAAACCATCTGTTGTAAATCTAAATGGTATGACTAATGGAAATCTATCATAGTAAGGTAGTACATCTCTCCATTTTGCAATGTATGAGAACATAAACATTCCTCCTATGATTGGTCTATCTTTATCAATATAATTTTCAGAGTATTCTTCTCTTACTCTAGAACTTATTTTCATAGACCCTATCGCACCTCTAAACCAGTTTAAAGATTCTTGCGATTGTCGTTTTAACTCAACAGGAGTCATTGCACTAAGACGTGTGACAAGATTAATCATATTACTATTTATAGTTAAAAGGAATAATTTAGTAGAGATTCTTCTGTAAATTTAACTTCTTTTATAGTTTGCATAACCTTAATACTGTTCGCATACATTTCAGGTCGGTCTTCCGAAACATGCATCTCAATCATGTTAGGTGTAATAACTGCAAACATATTATTACCACTCTTAGAATACAAACCTAACCAAGTATCAAAATCAAGTGTTTCGTTTGAAGTAGATTCTTTGTCCCATAGAACAAACTCTTGGTCTAACTTATTTAAATGTATAAGTGCATGAACTCTATGGGTGCCAGGGTGAACAACCCATTTGTTATTATTCATATAGGCTTGAGGAACCGAATACAATCCTTTAGTTTTAATCTCATTGATTAACCATATAAGTTTTGTTGCATGAAAGTTTTCGTTGTATTCATAGATATCCATTTTCTCTCTGAAGTTTTCTGCAACAACTGGTTCTAGTTCTTTGTTTTCTAGTAAATGTTTTGCTAGTCTTATATGGTCTTCAGGTCTAGGTTCCCAATCGTTTTCTAGTGCTTCACCCAATGTGACTAATTTGGGTTTGACCACTAACCCATCAAATATTATTCTAAGCTCGTCTATATCATTTTGGGTGTTTAAGTGCTTAATCTCTTCCATTTAAATATCCCTCTACTAGTTTTATATCGTTAGGTGTGTCTACAGATAATCCGATATCATTAACCTCTACCATTTTAACTTTATATCCATTCTCTATGTATCTAAACATTTCTACATTCTCTCTTTTTTCAAACTCACCTCTAGTAAGTGTTGAGAACATTGATAACATGTCTCTACTGAATGCATACAATCCCATTTGTTGATAAGGTGAAATAGGTAGTCTAGAAAAATGAGTTGCATAGTTATCTTTATTGAATGCAACTTTAACAACATTGATATCACTGTTTTTATAATCTTGTTCTATTTTAACATATGCATTTGATACACTACCTAGTGTGTAAGACTCTATTACTTTATCAATTGCGTCAGGGTCAATCAGGGGTTCGTCACCTTGAATGTTAACATATATGTCTGCATGTAGTGTATCAAGTGTAAGTGCAATTCGGTCAGTACCAGTAGGAACAACATTATCAATCCTGATTACATTCAGGTCATTGTCATTACAATAGGTTTCAATTCTATTATTATCAGTGACCACATAGATTTTGTCCAGTCTCTTTGACAGTGTTGCACGGTCATAAACCCTTTGTATCATTGTTTGTCCATTAATCATTGCAAGGGGTTTACCCTCGAATCTAATTGAACCCCAACGGGCTGGTATTAAACCGACTGTATTGATTTTGCTTTGTTCCAGCATTCTACCTCACCGTATCCATATTCTGCATGTATGAAATCTACGCCTGATAAATCTGCACATTCTTTGTCTACTATCATGTCTCCAACATAGACTGCATCTTTAGGATTAGTATTACAATGTGCAAGAGTAAATAATAATTGGTCGGGTGAGGGTTTACCTCTTAGTCCTTCAGTAGGACAACATACGAAGTCAAACTCAACATCTAGTTTAGACAGAATGTCATGTGTTCTATCTTTGTGTTTAGATGTGACGACTGCAAGTTTCTTTCCTTGTGACTTAAGGTGTTGTAAATGTTCTTCTACACCGTCATAAAACTTAATCAACTTACTATTCTTTGATGAGAACTCGTTATATTTTATCATTAACTCATCTTGGTCAGTAAGTATACCCATTTCAGTTAGTATATCTTTGAATGGTTTACCTATTAACTTGAAGTAATCTTTAAAATCTCTACCAGTGTTAAGAGAGTTGAATGACCTCTCCATATTTTCTTTTGAGTCGATTAAGACTCCGTCTAAATCAAATATGTATAATGTCTTCATGTTAAGTGGTCTTCAGTTAATATTCTAAAATTCAATCGTCTATCTTTACAATACTCTTCTGCAGCTTTAAACTTTGCTTGATTGACAGCATAGGTTGCAATCTCATTGAGGTATCGTTTGGTTTGTCGTTTAGGTTCCTTTGGGGGTTTAAGTTGTTTCTTAGGTTTAACTTCTATAATCTCTCTTATAGATTGACCCTTATCATTAACAAACTTTATGTAGAAGTCAGGAAAGTATCTATGTACTCTTTTGTCTAAAGGAGACTTGTATGGAATGATAACTTCCTCACTACCCCACTCTATGATATTAGTATTAGTATCACAATAGACCATGAATCTTCTTTCCCATAGAGACCTGTATATTATCTTTGTAGGGTCTCCTTTGTATTTTTTATAGTTCTTTGGTTTAAACCTTCCGCTGTACGACATAAATAGATATGAATAAGTTATATACAGGTATTTATACATGGCATCAGTAAACAAATTTCTATCAAAACTCAATCAGGCAACTACAGCACTTAAGTCAGTTAAAGGTATATCGAGTAAAATATTTGGTACAGGATATCAAACAAATGTATCTACACAAGAACAAGATGTTGAAATTGAAAGAAGAAGACTTCAGGAAAGAGCAAAAGCTCTAAAAAGTAAAAATGTTGGGTTAAATATGATACCCAACTATGAAGCTAAAATAAATCCTTCACTTCCAGCAACTGAATTAGTTTATCCAAGGGATAATCCTGTAGACAATTATATTCACTTTACAATTGAACCAAGAAAAAAAAGAGAAGGTTCACCAAGTGCATTATCAACTTCACTCACAGAGATTTATCTATATGCTCCAAATGTAAAGAATGACGCACCTTCCATTTCTTATAATAATGTTGATTTTGGAAACGTGCAGAGAGATATATTAAGTGGTGGACTTAATATTTTAGATATGGATGGTGGTGTTAGTGCTGAAATAAGAGAGATGTTTACGAAATTAGGTAATAGCATTGCATTGGGTACAAGTAATTTTAGGGACGATAGAACATTTAATCCACAAAAAGAAGTTATGTTTGAAGGTATTCAGTTTAGAACTTTTGATATGGCATTTCAATTTAGACCAAATAGTCAAGAAGAGACAGAAGAAATTAATAACATTATATGGGCATTTAAGACTGCAATGTTGCCAGATACATTTCAAATGGCTCAAGGAATCGGTAAAGAATCAGAAAAATTTAGTGAAAACTACTTTAACTTACCCAATAATGTAAAGATAAAGTGGCATGGTGCAATTGCAAAGAAGATTGATGGATTTTTACCTTCATTCATAACTAATGTATCAGTTCAATACAATGGTGGTAATAAACTAGAAACCTTTTCTGATGGTATGCCTTTGGTTGTAGATATGTCACTTTCATTTGTAGAGAATGTCTTAATGACACAAGAAAATTATCAGGGTATTAGTGCAAGTAGTAAAAAAGTAGACCTTAAAAAATCTCCAAGTGCTAGAGAGATAAGAGATGCCGCATCAACTAACGAGGTTAATAATGCAAAATCTAATATAGGAACAGTGATTCCAACATACTCCGACCCTGGCGATTACACAGCTCCTGATGGAACTAAATTTAAAGATGGTAAAATAACTTACCAAAGACCTTTTGGGGCTGGATAATAACCATGGCAAACGAACTATATAAAAATTTTCCCGAAATACAGTATACTTTATCTAACGGTAAAGTTGTCACAATAAAAGATTTCTTCAGAAAGGCTAGAATATCATCTTTCAGTCTTGATAAAGTTGTTGACTATGAATACTACGAATTAGACGAAGGTGAACGACCTGATGTAGCTGCATCTAAGATATATGGTGACAGCGATTTACATTGGATTTTCTTTTTAGTCAATGACATGGAAAATTACTATGACTGGTATATGAGTTCAGAAACATTTGAAACACATATAGATTCTAAGTATACTGGTCAATACTTAACTTTTGCAACTTCTGTTGATGTTGTACAATACCCTAACTATGACAGTCAAGGAAACTTACTGAACACTAGAAAATATTTGTTAGGAGAGAAGGTCACTACTGCAAAAGGGACTGGACATATCTTAGAAGTAGACCCTCTAAATAAAAGAGTTAGAGTGGAAAGGGGACTATGGGAACAGGGGGAAACTTTAGTCGGTTTAAATAAATCTTCTGAGATAGTAAGTATCATAGAACCTAGAGATGTTATAGTACATTACGAAAATGTTGATGGAGTTAAAACCAATGTTCCTACAGCTGGTTATACTAGTGTCTCTTTATGGCAAAACGAATACAATAAAAATGAAAACAAAAGGCGAATAAAAATAGTGAAACCATCTTATATGAATATAGTTTTACGAGAGTTTGAAACCTTAATGTCCAAATAGTATGGACAATCAATTAGGAAAAGTTGTAGTAAGAGAAGTCACCATTCAATATGGAGACCAAGAAACCGACTCTGTTAATATAGTAAATCTAGTAAATTCAATTTCAATATATGAAAGTATATTCAGTAAACATCTTACTGGAAATGTTGTTGTTGTTGATGCAAGAAATCTAATCAATAACTTACTATTGACTGGTCAAGAGAATATAACTATTAATTGTGAAATGCTAGAGGGTGGAAATCCTGTAAACAGAACCTTTAGATTATATAAAATTTCTAACCTTATAAGAGAGGGAGATTTAGTTCAGATATACACTATGCACTTTTGTGACCCATTAATGTACAGAAGTAAAGAAGAAAGAATAAGTCAAGCTCTTAGGGGTTCTCATACAGATATGATTGAAGGTCTTTTTGAAGAACTTAGTGGAGACCCTAATTTTATACCACTATTTACTGAATTTGAAGAAACACAAGGTGACAATCATCAATTCGTTGTACCAAATTGGTCTGTTAATAAAACATTAGATTGGTTAGTAAACAATAGTAATCCAATTGACGAAACGTCTTATAAAAACTCAATGTTTTTGTATCAAGACATGAAAGGACAGTATCAGTTTAAATCTATGGACAAAATGTTAGTTGATATAGAAGAAGAAGTTTTTCACCATGTTCCATACAATGCATTTAGTGAATTATCTGCAGAAGAACGTAATTTAGTTATACTAAGTTCAAATAAACCACA